GCTCTGGGTCTGGGCAAAGTGTGGCGAAGGGCGCCATGGCGCACGGCTCGTTGTTCAAGATGACGTTGCCATCTCCGCCTGTGCAGATCTTGCGAAGCTCGGCGATGCCGTCTCCATCGTAATCCACGCGGATGTAGTTTTCGACATATAGCACCTTGCGCATCGCCGGGTCTTGACGCGAATTCATCTCGTTGGTCAACGCCGGGTTGCGCGTGTTGCGCTCGACGTTGGTGTCCATGTCGTCGTGGGTCGATGACAGGTTGTAGACCTCGTCGTAATTGTAGCCCATAGCTACAAGCTCGGACACGGTGACGATCCGGCGGTGCGCGACATAGTCGGCGTCCTCAACGGATTTAGCCTCGCGGGAGATCAGGAACTCCTCCGGCGGCAGAGCCTCCAGCTTCACGCGTCCGTCTGGTCGGGTGTAGGTGACGCGCAGGTCGTGAACCATGGGCGGCATGACGATCTGGCCGGTCATGGGGTCGATCTGCGGCTCGCCGACCGGCGTGCTCACGGTAATATCAACCTCGGCGGCTGGGTCAGCCATGAGTGCCGCCAGAGCGGTGTCGTCGATGCCGGTGTACTCGATTGTGTCAAACTCGGTCTTGTCTTCCCAGTAGCACTTGAGAATGCCGACCTTGCGCACCAGGGCGTCCATAAATGCGCTGTGCATCTCCAGGAAGCCCCGGTTGTCGCGGTTGATGATGAAGTTGGCGTACTCGGTGGCCTGCTTTGCCGCCAACACGTCCTCCGCGCCCTGCGGGACGTATTCGACGGTGCGGTCTGATCCGTTAAAAATCCGCATGAGAGACGGCATGATCGCCTGTACGGTATCCCGTACGTCCATGCTGACCACTTGGCTGCGGCCCTCTTCTTCGTCGCCAAACGGCTCGCCCCGGTAGTATTGCGTCGCCGTGGCGCGGATCGGGGAGACCCAGTTGTCGATGAAGTCTATGGCGTCGTCGATCTCGTTGCCGACAATGCCTTGCAGCTCCTGGTCGTCCATGACGTCCGGGTTCAGCTCAGCCTCGAGCTCGGAGGCCATTTCGTTTATCTCATAGTCCATCTTTTTTCGCCTTCTCAAACTCGCGCGCATCTTGCTGCGCCTTACGCTCCAACTCGTCTTCTAGGTCTGCCAGCTTTGCTGTCGGCCTATGGCCCAAACCGCCCGCTATTTTTGCCATCTTTGGTTCTCGATGTACCTTAGAAGTGATTTTGTCTCGTCTGGATCGGGCATACCAAGCGGGTCGCTAGTCCAAGACGGCATTAGCCCAGACTTTTGATCCGCAAAAACAGTGTCAGAGGTATTTGCAGTCCTATTAGACATGCCAAACGGGCCAGAGTTGAGCCAGCTATTCTGCCCCCTAGTCTCAGACGTCATGGCGCCTATCGCGGCAGGTGAATACATCCGAGAGTGCTCCAGAAAGGCCCGCTCCTCTCCTTGACGTCTAAAGAACGGATTGCCGGAGCCAAAATGCCCGAAAGCATCGTGCACGGCTCTGAAGGCGTCGTTGGCCACGGCGTCGCTCTTATCGCCGACCCTGCCGACGCCTTTTAGCAGTGGGTTTTCAGCCGCATCAAAAGATGTGTTCGTGCCGAACCCGAAGTCAGTTGGATAAACCCACAATTTGCCGTTCTCAACGATGTCCTGATAGCCCATCGCCGGCGATGCCGCGTAAGGGTCATCCATACCTTCCTTCAGAAACTTAAACTCAACACCGGCGTCTTTTAGCGCCTTGTACTGGCCCATCGTCTCTTCGATCATGGCGTCATATGCTCGCTTGACGGCAGGACCAGTGGGGTCGTGCTGCATCATGTCATAAGCAGCTGCTATCAGCCTTGCGCGCTCTTCGCTGAAGGCGGGGTACTCGGAAAACCCGGAAACATCCATGTTCTGAGCTTTCATGTAAGACTTTGCAGCCTCTTCGATCTGGCTCACAGGGCGGGCGTCGTAACTCTCCCCAGAAGGCATTTTGACTTTACTGGGCTTACCAATCGCGCCCTTGTAGCCTTCGACGTCTTGGAGCTTCTGCCCGATCATGTACGCAGACGCAGCTTGATTTCCCAGAGACCTTGCGCCCAGAGAAGACGCAGCAGCTTTTGCGCCTACTTTCAACGCCTTAGTGCCGGGTATCGCCATAGCAGCGGTTGACGCAAGGTCAGCGTACCGCGCGTCGTTGGCCATCTTGAGTTGCTCGGGCGTCGCGGAGGATAGCGTCACGCCCTCCGGCAGGTAGTCCACCGCCGTATTTGTCAGCGCGCGCTGCACGGTGCCGGCGGTGTCGCTCACCACGCCCCGCACGGTGCCGACTGGGTCGGTGGCCATGGACTGGATGCCGCCGATCATGCTCTCGCCGATTGCCTTATTGACTGCCAGCGGATCCTCTTGGACTGCGCGCAGGAGGCCGGCGCCGCCCTCGCCTGTCACTCGAGCCATGCCGAATAGATCTTTAAGTGGGCCGCGTAGGCCCGGCGGGATGTATTGCTCGTAACCTGCCATTAGTCCAGTAGTCCTCTAGGCCGCATTTTCGGGCGCGGCGACATAGTGATGGGGTAAGTGTCTCCGGTCGCCTGATTGTAATACTGGCGCACGTTACTGACGTAGGTGCGGTCGTCGTCGTAGGGTAGGTTTTCGTATTTAGCCCCGCCCGACTTTACTGCGCCGACGCCGGCGGTGTAGGCTGCTACAGCTTGGTCGACGTTACCATCAAATTCAGCCAGCATCGCCCTCATGTAGCGGTTTGCAAATTCGCGATTAATCTCTGGGGTATCTAGTAGCGCCTTTGCAGCCTCTTCCGTCTGCTCAAAGCGGCCGAAGCCCATCTCCTCTGCAACGTCAAATATATTACTCGCGCCACTTCTTTCGTAACCCGGCTTCATCGCTGTTCTAGGTTTAACTTGCATAATACCACGGGCGCCGCTCTTAGGATTAACTAGATCGCTAAGGTCTCTGGTCGGCTCATTTTGGTCGCGATTGCGGCTGCTCTCCTGGCGCTGGATGGCGTCGAGTAGAGACGTGAAGTTAAGCTCACTGTCTGGCATTATTTGCTGCCTCCCTGCGTCTTCAAGTATTCCTCGAAAACTGCTCGCATACGAACCGGGTCGTCCCTGTACTTGTCGAAGGCTGGAAGGCTCCCGACCTGCTCCATGAAGGCGTCAAATTCACCTCCGGGCATGTACCTCGGGTCGCTGGGCTGGCCGGTGAAAGCCTCGAGCTGCACGTCTGGCCGAGTCAGGCTCGGTGACGTGCTGTATAACGCCTCCATGTCCACAGGAACCGCGCTTCCCGCTGTGGGAGTAGTAATTGGGGCCACGGGCTCTATGATCGGCGCCTGCTGCCTCTGGGGCCGGTATGACGACCGCAGCTCACCTTGCGGCGGCGGTGCGTCGTATCCGCCGATAATGCGCGCCAAAATGCCCATGAGCGTCGGCGTATTAGTCAGCTTGTGCATAAATGTTCCGGGCTGCGGCAGGTTCGCGTCGCGGTAGGTCTGGGCCAAAGATCCGGGCTGGAAATCGGAGCGGAGGCGTCCGCTGCTGGTGTAGGGGTCGCGGCCTGGGTTGGCAACCTGACGGAAGTCGCTCAGAGACGGGCCGATGGCCGTGCCGTAGTTGGGCGCCGCTGCGTACCTCTCGGAGATGCTAGAGCGATACCTGTCGCCGGCGTCGGAGCCTTGATTACGGCTTATCGTGTCCGCGGTGCGGTCGTAGTAGTCGCGGTCCTTTTCCTTGAACCCGAACCCCATCGCTAAGTCGTCTAAGATGCCCATGCGCTCGCCTCGCCCTTCTCTTCCCGCAATAATACACCAAACCCGCCTTCAGTGTAACCCCGCGCACCTGGGGGAAGACCAAGCGCACGGGGGAGCCAATAAGCTCAGCGGCTGGGTGGGAGGGTAGCCGCTAACATGCGCAGGATAACAAAAAAGTTTGCCGGAGGCCAGTTTTTTGCATTTTAGGGGTTGCAAAGGGTAGATGTTAACATTAGGTTAACTGGTATAGACACAAACAAGGGAAAACTGAAATGGAATACCAGGTAAAAACAAGAGCGATCTACATGGGTGACGGCACATTCCGGGAAGAAACTGTGCGCCGCCCAATCGGCCAAACAATCACAAAGGGCAGCTACACCGCTAAAATCACGCCAAACGGCAGCTCGTTCTATGTGATGATCGTCGCCGACGATGGCAGCCAGCATGGCCGCGTGTGCAACTACCCAGCCGCCCGCAGCTACGCAAACGCAAAAACCGCAGAGCGTGGCGCCAAAGCCATGCTGGCAAAAGTTTAACTTAACGCTCGGGAGGGCATCGCCATGACTAACTCAAACTTCACATATAACGACGGTGGCCGTGCCGCCTCTGGCCGCAAAGGCACCGCCGGCGACTGCGGCGTGCGCGCCATGTCAATCGCGCTGGGCCTCGATTACGACGCCTGCTACAAAGAGTTGGCTCAAGCCAACAAGGATAACGGGCGCGCCAAGTCGGTGCGTTCCGGCATCATGAAAGATGTCTACGCCGCCGTGCTTAACCGCTACGGATGGGTCTGGCACTCAGCTCCAAAGTTTGACGGACGCAAGGCGCGCTGTTCCGACATGCCCTCCGGCACAGTCATCGCGCGTCAGTCGCGCCACTTCGTGGCCGTGATCGGCGGTCAGCCGCAGGACATCTTCGATAGCTCAGAGAAGATGGTCTATGGCTACTGGGCAAAGGCTTAACACAACACGGGGAGCTCCGGCTCCCCGCTCAACTTGAAAAAAATCCGAGTGTGAAAGGGGAAAAGTGAAAATGTTATATCGCCGCTACATGCACAAAAGCGAAATAAACGAAATGGCGCAGGCCGCGCTGGGCGCGTACACCGACACCGGGCACTGGCCCGAGGCATACGCAGCGGCGCGGCAATACGCCGAGGAGACGCTGGGC